GTTTGACCCGCCAACCAAGCCAGTACCCGTGCTTCAATTTGAGCAGAGTCAGCGTCGATCATTACGTAGCCCTTGGGCGCCACGATTGCCCTTTTTAATTTGCCACCATTAGCCCCACGGCTAGGTAGATTCTGTAGGTTTATTTTGTCTGAGCCACCCCAGCGGCCAGTATGTGCTGCATAGTATGACAACGGTACCGGCATCTTCCCACGCTTAGAGATATTAATGAACCGCTCTGTACGGGTTTCCTCTAGTGTGGATTTATTACCCAGCCTGGCGGCCACCAGCGCCTGTACACGCTCGTCCGGATGTTCAGCCAGTGCCTTGAACCCTTCATCACTCTTAGCCATAGCCAGCGTCTCCTGCCCAGTCGTAGGCGATATTTTTGTGGGTGGCTCTACCCCGCACTGACGCAGTAAGTCTGCAAACTTTTGGTTTGACATAAGCGCTTCCCGGTCCTGCTGAACTGCCTGCAATAACCGTTCCTTGCGATCCTTAACGTCCTCAAGGTGTGCCTCCAAGAGCGGAGTGTTGAGCTCAAGCATAGGCTCTGAGAACATCTTGATTGTGATGTCAATCAGTTTTAGCTCAGACTGTTTGAAGTTAGGTATTAGTTTTAAGAACAGATCGTAGGTTAAATCTACGTCATTAATACAATACCCACCATATGCATTCATTTCCGCTTGGCTAAAATCCTTGCGGCGTTTACCTAATGCATTTAAGACTTCGGTGCCTTTCCTACCGAGTCCATAATATTCAACCAGCTTTGCCAGGCTGTTTCCAACCTCTGTTCCATGTACGGCTCTGGCCATACTGAGGGTGTCCAACCAAGCCATGGGTTTAATACCAAACCGCCAAGTAAGAATAGAGGCATCAAACATAGCATTGTGAGCCATCGCAAAAGAGTTTTCCCAATCGTACTTTCGGAGAAACCCACAAACTTCTTCACCCGTACCGCTGATCCATTCTGTTTCATTGTCATTCTCCTTGACAGCTACGCCGATAACCTCAAAGCGGTCGTCTCGAACGTATTCTTCTGTCGTTATCTTTGACAAAGAGAATTCTCTGTCATAGTAGGTTTCGAAGTCAAGTGTAATGATGTTCACTTAAGCATCTCTCCATGGTCAGGATGCTGTGCAAGGTTGTTGCTGTTGACGCCTTCGGTTATTTTGTAGCCTATGTTGGTCAAATAATCAAACAGTTTTTTGCGTTTTTCTTGATACCAAGGCTTCCATGTCCATGCTTCAAAGATGATTGGTGGGTAGTTGTTATCTTTTAAGGTTTTCTTAGCGCCTTTAAGAACTTCCAGTTCATGACCTTCTACGTCAATCTTAATTAACCGCACATTAGCATGCTGCCCATCGTCTAATGGAAATACCACCATTGTTTCGGTTGCGCCTTGGGTTGGACATTCGTACTCAGTTTCACGTACTTGTTTATCAATACTAAAAGCACCGATATTTGTTTCGTTTGCATAATCAGGAACTACTACCTCAAACCGGTCTTGTTTATCTGATAACCCAAAATTATGACAATAGACCTTATTTAGTCCATTAATTAGCGTATTGGCGCATAATTGATAATATATTATCCGTTGTGGTTCAAACGAGTGGAACGTCAAATGTGAGTTCGCTTTAGCTAAAGGTAGCGTAAAACTACCTAAGTTAGCCCCAATGTCCAGCACTATTCCGTCTTTGTGTTTTTGCAGTATTTTTTGGGCAATAGCAAATACTTCTATCTCATATCCACCTTGTTTAAGTGCATTAGAAATAAGGTCGTTGCCCTTAAATACTAGGTACTGGGTACCAAACACATTAACTAATTCGCAGTTAGGTAGCATCATGTCCTCGGTAAAGTGCCAGCAAAGTTGTATGTACCACTATGGGTTAGCGTAGCCCAAGGCGCCGCATATACCTTAAAGCCATTCTGTCTAGCCAGTTTGCAGAAGTGGTAGTCTTCGGATAACAAACGGTTGGACTGCTCATCAATGCTGGTGGCAAAGAACTCATGAATAATCTTCTTGACTGGGTTTTTATCAATAATCAGGATCATGTCGTTGGTATAGGTAGGAACTTTGTCTTTGAGCGCTTCAAACACCTCACGCTTAATCAGCATAAATCCTGTACCACCGTTATCAATCTCCATGGGTTCGTTGATATTGCCCGTGCTTTCGGTTACACCGCCCACTAGGTTTACTACAAACGATCCTGTGTAGTTAGGTAGATCTTTGTAGTCCACACCCTTCTTGACCGCATCGGATACTAACTGCCAGTTGATCTCTTTCTTGGGGTACAGTCCGCAGATGATGTCCTTATCGGCTTGAATCATTCGCACGATGTCAGCAGGATTAAACGTAATGTCTGCATCAATAAACATTAGGTGCGTAGCATCAGGGGTGCTTAGAAAGTCATACGCCAATCCATTACGAGCACGAGTAATCAAGGATTCGTTCATCATGTACGAGTAGTACATCTTGATTTGATTCTGCATGAATACTTGGGTGCAGTTTAGGATGCCCATTGTGTAGCCACCAACACACATACCGCCGTACATGGGGGTTGCCACGAATAGAATGGCTGGTTTTTTCGCTTCTACTGCTTGTACATTTTCTAACATTTATTGCTCCTTTTTAATTTTTTCCCAAATAGCGGGTATAGGCATGCCTTTGATCTGCTCCCACCCAATGTATACACAGGCAAACATGATGAACAGGAAGAACCCAAAAACCGCCATGAATATGATGATGGCAAACGTAGCCACAAATAAGACCAGCAAATTAATAATAGTCCCAAACACTATCTTCTCCAAAAAAAGGCCATTAGTATTGCAACCAAAGCGCCGATTAGTAACGTCCCCAACACCACAAAATAAATCATCAGCACCGTCCGTCTGTATCTTCTTTGTTTTTCTTTTTCAATAATTTTTTGAGCATCTTGTTACGTTCTGCAATTACATCCGGTGGTGCATACTCGTCGATCTGACAAATCTTTTTGTACTCGTCAAAGAGTTTCTCAAGATACAGATCAAGAGCGTATTCAATTGACATCAACTGGTTGGCCATATCGTCCTCGGTCATAGGTACTGGATGATCCATATACCGCCACAGCAGCGTTTTGACTTGCTCTTTAACACTCCACAAGTTATGAATGTGGGACTCCAATAGTAAAAAATTAAGATTGTTCATTTTATGCATACCCAAATTGTGAATAGAATAAATAGTGCTTCTAATACGTAAACCATGTTCTCTCCTCAAAAGAAACTGCTCTTGTCGTAACCCTTCTCTTCCAACCTACGCTTTAACTTATTAAGCGCATCCGCCTCCAACTTAGCCACCGCAAACCGTTTTAGTCCTAGTGCTTTTCCAATCTCGTTCTGAGTCATGTTTGGCTCAGGCACTTGGTGTTTAATTGTCCTTTTTTCGTTCATATCTTTTCCTCGGTTTGATCGCCACGATGCCGCCCTCATCCGGCTCTTCCTCCAGCATGCGCTTTGCCATCCGCTTTGCCAAGCCAGGGATTTCCTCCGGTGAATAGTCACCATTCATTAGGTACCCCGCCAAGGCAAACCCAGCGTACAGGGCTTCTAAATATTCTTTATCTTGTTCGTTCAAAATGGTGCCTCCCCTAGCTGCTGTATACACTTGCTATACACGTCTTCCTTTTCGGGTTTGGGTAGGGTAGTAATCCGTAAATCGTCCCGGCTACCAATGAAGCGAGTGGCCTCATCTTTCCAAGCAAACTTACGGATCACACCGTCCTCATCCGATACGACGTACCGCAAATAAGTCATTCCTTCTCCAAGCGCTCGACTTCGCGGTTTAAATACCACTGAGCCTTACGCAGATCTTCTAGGCGCTCACCCTTCTTACCGGCACGGGATACATACTTCACCACGTTCCCGCAGTGGTAGTTCAATTGCTTGGCTTCGATGAAGTCAATAGTCTCGATCCCACCATAGGTATAGTGCGCTGGGCTATTTACCACGTCTGAGAAGATTTTCTCTTTGGTTTTCTTTTTAACCGTCTTAGCGATTGTAGGTTTCTCAAGGCCGCCGGTTTCTGCGTTTGCAATGATCGCTTGTAGCGGATCTATATTTACTACTGCTGACTTATCTTGCTCTTTTACTAACCAGTTCATTTCATTTTCTCCCGTAAATGACTTATATAAATTAACACCGCTTCAACATCCTCCGCGGTATCCTCGTTCACAATCATCCCCCATCCACCATTCGTATGAATGTCTTCAAGGTTCTTCAACTGCAGAGCAGTAGGTTTGTTGTCCCCCGCTTTGCACTCGATCCCGATAAAGACTCCCTGATAACACACCACTAAATCAGGGACCCCACTACGTCCAAACCCTCCGGTCACTGGCGAGAAATAATACGCTCCAAACTTTTGCAGTATCTTGGTCACCCGCCGCTTTACTTTGCTTTCCGGAGTCATTGCAGAGTATGCCCCCGACTTTCTTCCAGTAGCTTGGCGTTTTCAACAACCTTATAGCACCGCACAAAAATACTCCATTGCTCCGGGGTGTCCTCGATGCCAGTCTCTTTTATAAATTCTTCATAGAGTTTGTGGCATTCTTGGCCTTCGCCAAAATCTAGTTTTAATTGATAGCCTTTCATAATTACCTCGTGAGCCAGTAAATAAGTGCAAATGGAAGTGTAAGGGCAACCGAACCCCAAAATAAAACGACAAAGAAATCAGAAAACCAACGCACTGCATGGCGCAAGTCCGAAGAATGTCTTTCTAGTGCACACGCATAATTGGCATCTCGAAATGCTTCGCTAACTGAACGGCTGGTTCTACCTACAAAATGACGAGCGTCATTAATACCGTGAAAGCTTTTCGGGTTCTGTAAATCCAAACCTTCAAGCACGATGCCTGTTTTGATTGTCCTCACAATTTTTCTCCTCTTCGTTGACATTGTAAATACTTTCTAAAATAAATCAACACCACTTCGCAAATCGACAGCATGGTTTACCCCATGTTTTTTGTACATCGTTGCGCGATACGTTTGTTCGGTGTGATCCCACCAAATATTGATAACCCACGTTTTGTCGTAGTCGACCCAGTTATCCCCATCTTTCATGTAGGGCAATCCTTCGTGCGCAAAATACGCAACTTTCTCTACAAAATTTGGGTCTACCGTTGACCGCTTTAATTCTAAAACTGCTCCCATAATTTCCTCCTGTTAAAAACCTCGATACCCATGCCCCACCCTACTCCACCTAGCACTGCCTGACTCAACCTGAAATTACCTGGCCTAGCCATGAAACCCCTGCCTTGCCATACCTTACGAGACCAGACCTGGCTGAACCACACCTCGCCCCGCCTCGCCGCGAAACCCACGCCATGCATGACCATACCTCACTGCACCGCACCGAACCCGACTGCGCCCGGCCACGCCATGAAGCCCTTACCGCGCCACACCATGCACCACCAGACCTCGCTAAATATCACCTTGCCATATCCCGCCGTGATACCCTTACCG